TGCATCAAGCTAACTATTATAGAATTAATAATACTTATACTTACGATGGTGTAGATGTATTTCCTCCTAACCAAAATGTAATTGAGAATTTATTTAGATGGTCAAATTGCGTATTTACGCATTTAGATTATACAAGGTGGTCAATAGGAATGGCAGCAATGTTCAGAAAGCCATTGTTTCATCTTATACATAATACGCACTTATATCCTGAAATAGAAAACGCAGAAAGTTCCCAACATATTGTGTATAATTCTTTATGGGCAAAAGACAAATTGGGTTATAAATGGAGTAACTTTATACTTACACCACCAGTTGATTATCGTGACTATGACACAAATGCAGAAACGATTGATAATCAATATATTACATTGATAAATTTAAACGAAAATAAGGGTGGTAAGATATTTGAAGAGATAGCAAGATTAATGCCTAATAAAAAGTTTTTAGGTGTGATGGGATCATACGATGACCAAATAACTTCAAACTTGCCAAATATTACTTATATTAACAAAACTACTGATATACTTTCTGTTTATAAACAGACAAGAATATTATTGATGCCAAGCACTTATGAGAGTTGGGGAATGACTGCAACAGAGGCGATGAGTAGTGGCATACCAGTTATCTGCTCGGAAGCGCAAGGTTTGAAAGAGAATTGTGGCAAGGCTGGGATATTTATAAAGGATAGAAATGACATTCAAAGCTGGGTTAAAGAAATTACGAAACTTGACGATGCCAAAGCCTACGCAGCAGCATCTAAAAAAGCAAAAGGAAGAGCAAGAGAACACGACCCAAGAAAAGCACTTGATGAGTTTGAGCAATGGCTCGGAGAAGAAGTTAATAAATACAAAGGATAAGTATGGCGATTTATATAGATAGTATAGTAGTCACCGCTGATGCAAGTGTAGAGCCTATAAGCCGCACACAAGCTAAAGATTGGATGAGAATTACCTATAATACTGACGATACTTTGATTGATGAACTTATTACAAGTGCAAGGAAGCATATTGAGAAATTAACTGGCTTGTCGCTTGTCAACAAGACAATTAAAAGCTACATTGAACTAACTGGTGAAGTACCAGCAGTATGGATGGTGGATTTGCCTTATGGACCACTTGGTTGTATCGACTTAGTTAGATACAAGAGTGGAATTAATATGTGGGATGAGTTAACTTTGAATGAGGACTACGAGAAGATTGGTAACAAGTTGTGGTTCTATATGGGTGGCACTTATGAGATTACTTACCAAGCTGGTTATGGTAGCATTCCAGCAGATTTGGAGAACGACATCCTAACCCTTGTGGCTTGGATGTATGAGAACAGAGGTAAGAAGATGAACGCTGATCCTAAAGGAATTATTGCAGAATATCCATTTTGGAATGGACTTAATTATCATCAATATAAAAAAGTAGTTATATAGTGGCGAAGAATGGAGTAAATATGACTGCTTTTAATAAGTCAATAAGAGACTTAGAAAAAACATTAACTGATAAATTGGTTAAGGTTGAGGATGAATTTAAAAATACTATGCAGACTATGAAAGATGAAGCTGTAGCTGCTGCACCAAAAGATACTGGAGAACTAAAAAGTTCTATAAAATGGGTTGAAACAAGCAAATTAACTTATGAATTGAGAGCAGATGTTCCATACGCTGCATTTGTAGAGTTTGGGACTGGCAGACAAAGTATAGTAAAAAATTATAGTAGATATTGGCAAGATGTAGCAGTAGACTTTTGGACACGAAAACCAAATGAAGGATTACCTTCACAACCGTTTTTTTATCCAACAGTAAATAAAAATATAGCTAAATTAAGAAGCAAAATAAAATCAATACTAAGCAAAGATGCTTGATTGTAGTAACAATGTGAGAGTGATTTATGTCAATGCCTTGAATGGCAATTTGTCTTACAATGGCAAAGATGTGCCAGTGTATGGGCAGATTCCATTTAATACTACACCACAAAATTATGTAGTTATTGGTAATATAACTGAGATAAGTGAAAACACGAATCATTCATTTGGGAACAATGTAGAAGTAGTAGTTGATATATTTAGTGAGCAATATAGAGTAAATGATTTAGGAGTAGTTGATAATATTGCATCACAGATTTTAAATATACTTATTCCTAATCCAGCAATTACTGGCTTTAGTGATGCAAACTTTCAAGTGTTTCCACTTGGAAGGACAAGTTCAAGATATTTGCCATTGCAAGATGGCGATAATTATGTAGCAAGAAAAATTATAACAATAAACAATTTAGTTAACCAAAAATAGAATAACAATGCCACAAGTATTAGGTAGTTTACAAAACATTGAAATCGATATCACAAATGTTGGTACAACTGGTTTCAAAAATCTTGTTTGCTTAAGAACATCTTCAGTTAACACAACTATGGATGCAACAACTGAGCAAACTAACTGCGGAGTTTTAACTTCTCCATCAGAGCCTCAGATGTCTCTTGATTTTGATGCTATTTGTGAAGTAGCACCATCTGTAAGTCAAATTTCTTATGAAGATTTATTGCTTTGTGCAGCAAACAAAACTTTAGTTATGGTTAGAGTACAAAGTCCAGTAAGAACTGGATCAAGTGCTGGTGCTGATTATTTCCATAGATTTAGTGGATATATCACAGATATAACTTTTAATCAATCTACAACTGAATTTATTAATTTCTCAGGAACTATTCAATCAACTGGAACAATCGATGTTGACCCAGCATAAACTAACTTATGAACTATACTACTATTACTATTAACGACCAAAAGGTCGGAATTAAATTTGGGATGGCTTCATTCAGATACTTATCTGATAAGTTTAAAGATGGCATATCCTTTGAAAATGGCGAACTTACTGAGATTGGAGTAGCACACTTGGTTTATAGTGGTTACTATAATAACTGCCTTGTAAAAGGTGTTTTGCCAGAAATTACATTTGAAAACTTAGTAGATTATGTTGAAGCTAATATAATGAAAAGTGAGTTTTTAGAAGAACTCAAGAACATTATAAAAGTTTGGGGTGAAAGCGAAATGATTAAAAGCAATATTGCTGAAACTCAAGAAGTAGATAATAAGGCAAAAAAAAAGACTTCACGTGGGAGGAAATAGAGGCTTACGCATTTGGTGAGTTGCAACTTCTTCCACGTGATTTCTTTGATATGAGTCCACGACATTTTTCTCTTATGCTTAAAGGCTATAATGAGAAGAAAGTGGACAACTATAAGCAAACACGACTATTGATGTTTACAATGGTGCGTCTGATGGGAGACCCTAAGACTGCGCCAAAGACACCAGAGGCATTGTGGGAATTACCAGGTGATGAGAAAGAAAAGCCAAAGGATGAAGAGTATAGAGAAGTCTTTAATAGATTAACAAAATGGCAGAAAACGTAAATCCTTTAGTATTACCCATTGGTGCGGATGTTCGTACATTCAAAGAATCTATTAATAATGTAAAAGATGCTCTTAAATCATTACAACAAGATTTAGCTGGTAAAAGATTTGATTTAATTACTGATGCAGAAAGAAAGCTATTAGAGGACTATACAAGAACATTAAACACATTACAAGGTGATTTATCAAATACTGCAAAGGGATTTGATAAAACAACAGATAGTAGTAAAAAAACAAGAACTGCATTAACAAGTTTATCACTTGTAGCACAAGATTTACCATTTGGATTTATTGCGATTCAAAATAACTTGCCAAATTTAATTAGTGCATTTGGTCAATTAGATGCAAAAACAAATGGGATAAAGGGAGTTCTGAAAGATTTAGGAAGTCAATTAGTAGGACCAGCAGGTTTATTTTTAGCATTTAGTGCAGTAACGGCAGCAGTAACTTTTGCAATAAAAGAATATGGCAGTTTTGGTGCTGCAATAAAAGCATTATTAGGTACAACAAGTCAGTTAGACGCAATACAAAAAAGAGCAACTGATTCATTAAAAGAATACAATAAGGAAATAGTAACTAATGGAGAAATTACTGCTGATGCTTCAGCTAAAGTATCAGATCAAATATTTAGATTAGAAACACTAACTGGAATTGTAAAAGATAATACATTATCAGAGAATCAAAGAGCAAATGCACTTAAAGAGATACAAAAACTTGACCCAGAAAGACTAAAGAGTTTAAATTTACAAAAACAAGGATACCAAGATTTAGATGAATGGGTAAAGATATATACTGATTCTTTAATAGCAAATGCAGTAGCACAAGAATATTTATCTAAAGTAGTTGCTACAACAACACAAATAAATCAACAAACAAACTTATTAGCTGAAATATCAAAAAGATATGTTGATATTGCTAAAAAAAGAAGAGAAGCTGAAGGGCAACAAATATTTGATCCATTAACTGGTGCTGATTTAACTACCACAATTTTAGGAGGGTTAGAAATCGCACAAGAAAATCTTAATAAGGATTTTAAAGAGCAAAAAGTTATTGTAGATGGTTTATGGAAAACATTAGATAGGTATAAAAAATCTGCTGCTGATGCTACAAAAGAAGCAATAAAATTCTTTACACAAACAAAAGATGGTAAAGGTGGTAAAAATGAATTTACATTAGGAATAGATCCTCAAGAATTAGATGCTGCATTTAACTTAGATAAAATTATATCAAGCATTACAAAATATGGTAATGCGTTATTAGACACAAATAAATCAGTTGAAGAAAGAAAGAATGCATTAAAAGAACTTATTGCAATTAATCCACAAGTATTTAGTGGTTTAAGTTTAGAAAAATCAGCTACACTTTCTAATAAAGAAGCAATAGAATCTTATATAAGATCATTGCAAGTGTTAATAAAAGAAAAAGATTTTAATGCAAGAGCATCTCAATTAAATGCAGAATTTTTAAAAGCAGAAATAAAGGTACAAGAACAAGCAGCGAAAGCTGAAGAAGATAGGTTAGAAAATCTGATAAAACTAACTTATGCTCAAGACGATTTAGGTAATTCTACTGATAAAATTGTAAAAAATAATAATAAATATTTAGAACAATTATCGGAAATTCAACAAATCAATGAAGGTGTAATTCAAGATTTAACAAAAGGATTAAATTTAGAAGGAGCATATAATAAAGCAATAGAAAATTTATTAAGATTTGGTGAATTTACAAAAAAGACTTCGGCAGATATTGTAAGAAATTTAAGATTTTTACAAGAGCCATTTGAAGGTTTATTTACAACATTATTAGAGGAGGGAAGTGCTAATTGGAGAACTTTTGCAGATGACGTAATAAAGCAAATAAAAAGAGTTACAGCTGCATTATTATCAAGAGCATTAATAAATGGCATAGCTTATTTATTAAGTTTAGCTACTGGAGGTGCTGCTGGAATTGTAAAAGCTGGATTAAAAAGTGTTTCAACAGCTGCATTAGCTGATTATTTAAGTTCAACTGGTGGGGCTGCTAATTTTAGTGGCATACAAGCTGGAGGATTACAAATGGCTGGTGCGGTAAATTTAACTTTGAGAGGTAGTGATTTGGTGGGGTCGATTAATAGAACTAACGCTACAATAAATAGAATTGGCTAAAGCAGTAAAATATAGAATAGAATTTTATAGTAAGGATGGCTATTTGTGTCAAGTTGATTTTAGATACGAAGGCTATACTGCTGGTATTGTGTACTTTTTAGATGGTGGCGCAAGACCATTTGTATTAAAGGAATTTAATACAGATGATGATTTGTTTAAGCCAATCAGACCATTTTTAGCTGAAATAAATATTGTTACCAATTCTACATCAGTTAGTATAGATGATTTTTTGGCTGATCAGGATACGGACATTGAAGTAAGATTTACATTTAATGACAGTATTTATTGGAGTGGATTTGTATTGCAAGATGATTTTCAAGAAAGTTATGAAAATCAAAATCATATTCTTACAATTACCGCTACTGAAGCATTAGGTTCCTTAAAAGATAAAAATCTAACTAATAATGGTGCTGAGATACTTAATATGTCAACACCTTTACAATTTATTGAATATTGTTTACAAGATACATCCAAGCCATTAACAAATTATACCATAGTTAACAACTTGTATCATACAAGTATGTCAACAACATTACCAGCTACGTCATTAAGTCAAGCAAAAATTGATCCAAGAACATTTGAAACATCTCCAAGAGAATACGAAGATTGTTATACTGTTCTTGAAAAAATTAATACATCATTTAACCAAAACATTTTTCAGTACGAGAATAGGTGGGTAATAAACAGAATAG